TTTCCCATTCGCCCAGCAGCCACCTGGTTTTATGCAGCCCCAGTAGCAGGTGTGGCCGTGCTTGAGAGTGCCACACTGGTTCCAGCCGCTGGTCCTGGGCGTCGGCGTATGCTGACAGCGTTGCAATTCTCCATGACCGGCGATGGTTCAGCTACCATCGTCATCAAGACGGGCTCTACCGTTCTGCTGCGCATACCCATTTTGATCGGCTTTCCAGTATCCATGACACTGCCACAGCCACTTCAGTCGGCAGAGGACGAAGCGTTGACACTGGAAGTCGACGGGCAGGAAGGAATGGGATCAACAGCTGTATTCGTCAATGCACAGGGTTATACAGCATGACTGCGATAGCACGAGACAAAAAACAGTTCTTCTTCGACCGGCAGATCGTCATCAGCGCCGTTGGAGCGGCAACTGCCAAAAATATGTCTAGAGCGGGAGCCTTCATTCAGCGCGCCGCTCGCTCTTCCCTGAGACGCAGAAAGAGCGCCTCGGCTCCAGGCCAGCCACCCAGTGTACATACCAACGACCGTGTGGCCACGCTCAAGAACATCTGGTTCACCTTTGATCCTGCCGACTCCAGCGTGGTGGTCGGTCCGCTGAAGCTGGGTCGTTCGCGTTTGGTCGGCAGCAATCAGCCGACAGTACCAGCGCTACATGAGTATGGCGGCGTAGCCGTGGCGGGCAAGGGTAAGCGCAGGCGCAGAGCCCGCTATGCGGCCAGGCCCTTCATGGGACCAGCCATGATCAAAGAATTGCCCAAGTTCGAAGGACTGTGGGCCGACTCGGTGAAGTAACGATTATGGCTATAAGACTCGGAAAAGATGCCAGACTGTATCGTAACATCGCTTTAAGCGGCATGGCCGTGATGGTGCATGTCAGCAGCGTAAGGGACGTAACACTCGGGCTGGAAGCCGGAGAGGCCGATGCCACCACTCGTGGCAACAACGGCTGGCGAGCCACCATGGCTACTCTGAAGGATGCCAGCCTGGAGTTCGAAATGGTCTGGGACACAGCCGATGCCAATTTTACGGCCATTCGCAATGCGTTTTTAAGCAATACGCTGATCAAGCTGGCTGTGATGACTGATATGTGGGCTGAATCGTTCAATCATGGACTCTACGCTCACTGGATGATCACCGGGTTTACTCGCAATGAACCTCTGGAGGATGTCATCACTGTGAGCGTCACCGCCAAACCAACCTATTCGGTCAATCCACCGCTGTGGGTCGACGATGGAAATTTCGATTTAATCGACTGGTAATACCTTTGGACTTTATGGAGTCAACACGATGGCCGTCAAACTAGGCATGGATGCAAAGCTCAACCGCAACACGGGCAGCTTTGCTTCACCAACATGGAATCCGATCCCAAACGTCAAAGATCTGACACTCAGTCTGGAAACTGGTGAAGCTGATGCTACGACTCGAGGCAATAACGGCTGGCGAGCCACCGTGGCAACCTTGAAAGACGCCAGTCTGGAATTCGAGATGGTCTGGGACACGGAAGACGATGATTTTACGGCCATTCGTAACGCATTCCTCAACAACACGCCCGTCGAAATGGCTGTGCTGGATGGAGCCCACAATGTGGTTGGCTCCCAGGGGCTCCGGGCCAGCTTCATGGTCACCAGCTTTACTCGTAATGAACCACTCGAAGAGGCCATCACGGTGAGCGTTTCAATGAAGGTTACCTATTCGGCCAATGCCCCTGCTTGGATGACTGTTGTTTCATAAGGCTGAGCATAACCAATGAGAACATTTACTGACAATGCCGGGCGCACGTGGTTATTGGCAATCAACGTAGCATCGGTCAAGAGAGTTCGCGCACTGGTAGGCATCGATCTGTATAAGCTAATCGATGATGGACTGGAGCCACTAGCCAGGCTAGTGTCCGATCCGGTCGACCTGGCCGATGTGCTGTACTGCCTGGTGAGGGATGAGGCGGACGCAAAGCAGATCAGCGATGAAGATTTCGGAAGGTGTTTAGCCGGTGATGCCATCACAGCGGCAGCCGATGCCTTCGTGGAGGAGCTGATCGATTTTTTCCCAGAAGCCCGAGCGCGGGCAGCCCTGCGCAAAACCGTTCAAGCAGGCAAGCAGGTAAGGAACAAGGTTCTGGAGCATCTGGAAGCACAGGTTCAAACTCTGGACGTGGACTCCGCAGCCAACAAATTGATCAGCTCGTTTGGCAGCTTGCCGGAGTCCTCGGCATCGACCCAGGAGCGTTCACGCTTCGAGAACTCAGCGACATGGCCGACGCAGCCATCAGCGAGCGATGGAACCATACTGCCGCATTGATGGCGATGCTCGCTAACGTGCATCGCGATGCCAAAAAACACAAGGCATTCAGGCCGGCAGATTTTCATCCGCTGGCGCGTAAGTCGGATGGCAAGATCGAGAACGTGGGCGTGGATGTGCTAAAGATGTTAGTCAAGGAATAACAGACCATGACCACAGCCCGAGGGATCAGAGCCGGCGCAGCCTACGTCGAACTGTACACCAAAGACAGCGGTCTGGTCAAAGGACTGCGCGATGCCGAGCAGAGGCTTAAGGCGTTTGGCCAGGGACTGATGACTATCGGGACTCGACTGGCTGGACTAGGTGCGGCTGTGGCTGCGCCACTACTGGCTTCAGCCAAAGTTTTCGCCGATATGGGCGGAGATCTGGATGACATCAGTCAGCGCACCGGAGTGTCGGTCGAAGCGCTATCAGAGCTTTCCTGGGCTGTACATTTGGCAGGCACCAATCTGGAAACCTTTGAAGCAGCACTGCGTAAGATGCAGCGGGTGATTGTCAAAGCGGCCGAGGGTGGTCAGTCGGCAGGTGAAGTATTCAGCAGTCTTGGTATCGATATCGGGCAGCTCAGCAAGCTATCTCCCGATGAGCAGTTTAAAAGAATCGCCACTGGCATAAGTCAGATTGAAGATCCGGCATTGCGCACAGCCACAGCCATGGAAATATTTGGCAAGACGGGCACACTGCTGCTACCTATGTTGATGACAGGAGCGGCCAGCATTGAGCGCTTCCAAGAGCAGGCACGCCAGTTGGGACTGACCATGTCGACCGAGGATGCCCAGGCAGCGGCCGCGTTTGGCGATTCCATGGATGCACTCTGGAAAGTGCTCAGGCAGACATCATTTGCCATCGGTGCGGCACTGGCCCCACTGTTGTCACAGCTTGCACATTCGATGACCCGTGTAGCGGTGCGCACCTTGAACTGGATTAAAGACAATCGCAGCCTGATTGTCAGCGTGGCCAAGGTGACTGCCGGTGTAGTCGCTTCAGGCGTAGCACTATCTGCCCTGGGTGCATCCTTGTGGGTAGCTGGCGCTGCCATTGGCGGACTAGCTTCAGTAGGAATCGCAACAGTTGCCTGGCTGAGCAAGTTGACGGTGGCCAGCGCGGCACTTGCCTTGGTCACAAAGACTGTTGCCGCTGGCATGCGGGCTCTACATGGTGTTGGCTTGGCAGCGGCGGCGAGCCTGGCAATGCTCAGATCCATTCTTATGGGACTCTCCGGCGGACTGGCCAGCTTAGCCGCTTCAGCCAAAGCTGTGACGGCATCCCTCATGTCACTATCGCTGGCCACGCGAGTAAGTAGCGCTGCCATGGCAGGCGGGCGCGTGGTGGCAGGTGCTACCTCTACTATGCTCATCGCTCTTAAAGTTCAGGCAGTGGCAGCCAGTGTGAGTATTGTCTGGCTGACAAAAACGGTTAGATTTGCAGCGGTGACCTCGGGAGTCATGAGTGCAGCGATCACGGCGCTACATGGGACGCTGGCTGGACTACTGGCAGCCACCAAAGCTGTGACTATTTCCCTCGTATCGCTGACGCTGGCCACAAGGGTAGGTACGGCTGCGATGGGTCTGTGGCGCTCTGTGGTTGGTGCGACAACTGCGGTACTGGCGGCACTACGCACGGCCGTAGTAGCCGCTAGCCTGAGTGTCGGCTGGTATGTAACCACAGTCAAGTTTGCGGCGGTCACTTCGGGTGTACTAAGCGCAGCCTTGACGGCCCTACACGGAGTATTGGCCGCGCTCTTTACAGCTACCAAAGCGGCCACCGTGGCGCTTCTGTCATTTCGCACGGCCGCGCTGGCGGTACAAGCCGGTGCCAAGCTGGCTGCAGCGGCCATGGTGACTCTGCGGACGGTATCGCTGTCAACAGCTCTGGCCATACGCGGGCTGCGTGCAGTTAGTTTAGCCTCAGCGGCCAGTTGGGCAGCCATGCGGAGCGCCGCACTGGCCTACTCAGCGGCAGCCGGTGTGGCCTCACTGGCCTCGGCTGCATTCAGCGGTGGCCTGAGTCTCATACTGGGTCCCGTTGGTCTGATCGCTTTAGCGCTGACCGGAGCCACTCTGGCTTTTGTAAAATTTCAGGGAGTGCTTGGTACGCTACTTTCAGGTTCACTGGGCACAGCTGTAGCCTGGCTGAAGGATCGCTTTGTAGAACTCAAAAGCGATTCCGTAGCCGCCTTTCAAGGGATCTCCGATGCCATGGCTGCCGGCGACATGTCACTAGCAGCCAAGGTGCTGTGGGCCACGATCCAGATGGAAGCAACCAAGGGTATCGCCGCCCTTGAGTCCCACTGGCTGGACTTTAAGAATTGGTTTGTGGGTATCTGGAGTGAAGTTGGCACCTCGATAGCCTCAACACTCATTGACGCCTTCTACTCGGTGCAGTCAGCCTGGGTGGACGTGTCAGCAGGCATGCAGACAGCCTGGGCAGAGACGACCACGGGCATGGGTGTCATGTGGGATCAATTCAAAAATTGGCTCAGCACCGGCTCTTTTGAACTAACTCCCGAGCAGCAGGACAAGCACATGGCTGCTGCCGGTCAAATGTCCAAAGAGAATCAGAAGATTGAGCAGGATCGCAAGGCAGCCCAGGAACGTTTGCGTAGTCAGCGAAGCGGTGCGCAAGCCGCTCTTCAGGAAGACGCCGATAGAGCGGCGCAGGATCGAATCAAAGCCAATCAGGGCAGGGCATCGGCCCGAGAATCTGAGCTACAAAAGGCGCGAACCGAGTGGCAGAAGGCGCTGGCCGAAGCTGCTGCTGCCAGAGCCAAGGCTGAGAAAGATAGTAAGGCAGGTCCCGACTCACTAAAGCTACCAAATTTCGACCTGGATGGACTGGATGACATCATTCAGACCACCACCCGTAAGATCGATGTGGTCGGCACATTCAATCCACTGGCAGCTATAGGCAGCGATGCTCTGAGCGAGCGAACGGCAAAGGCTGCGGAGGCCACAGCAGCTAATACTAAGCAGCTTGTGCGACAGTTCCAGTATTCTGGGCCAGCGTTTTCGTAAGGAAGCATAAGAAGACACCATGCCCACCACCATTACAGAGCGGTTCGACAGCCGACGCCTGGTTGCCAGTTCCAGC